TTTCCAAAGAAATTAGAAGTACGTTTTTATCAGCTAGCAACATATTGGTTGCAATGTTTCCCAATACAATTGATTTACCTACATTTACTTGACCTGCAAAAACTGTAAGAGTTTTAGGAAATAGACCTCCCTCTGTCTTGTCATCAAAAAATTTCCAACCAGTAGGAATTGGATTATAAATTGCGACCAGCTCTTTAATATGTTTGTCGATGTCTTCAAAATACCAATGTCCAAGATTCTCTTTAAGAGTTATGTTGTAGGCTTTTTCAAAATCGACCAATGTTTCTTCAATAGAAAACGATTGATCAGAAAATTTGTCTGCAACATTGAGAATTGTTTTATAAATAAATCTTTCTTTTAAGAACTTTTCAGTGTTTGATATTAACTCATCTTTATTAAAGGGTCCTTGTAGAGTTGACAACTTTGCTTTGACATCAGCCAATGCCTTTTTATCTTCTTCGGAAGTAAGACGAGCTTTTATCTCCGTGAGTGTTGGTATTGTGCCTCGCTCATTAAAAAACTGACTAATACTTCCTACGACTCTGCCAATGTTTTTATCAGTAAAAAACGATGGTTCAATGTAAGATATTACCGAACTTAGATACTCAGAATCTCCTAGAGCATTATAAAGAAGAATTGTTTCAAAGAAATCTAGATCTAGTTTGTTTGGAGTTTGAACTTTGCTCATTCTTCGTCATTCTCATCTGCTGCTTCATCTGAGTCAACAGCTCCATAACGAAGCTCTTCTTGTAGTTTTTGTTCGAGAGCGGGACAGACTTTTTCCCAGAATACTGGATCTTTCTCGATGTTTTTTCTGTATCCAACGCTCTCTCCTTGGAATTGATAAGTCTTGCCGGCTTGTTCTATCACTCCAAGAGCTAATGCCAAATCAAACAAACCAGTATTAGAATCAAGACCGGTTTTAAAGTTAAGGTACAATTCTGTTTTAAGAAAGGGAGGCACTATGCGATTTTTGATAGTCATAGCACTCATGGTCACCCCTGAGACATTGTTTGCAATAGCAATTGAATCCTCATCTGGATTTTCAGAGACCTTTTCGTTACGCGTGGCGAGTTGAACTAACACAGACGCTAGATAAATTGGTCCTTTGCCTCCCGCTTGGTTTTTAATTAACGAAGGAAACATTTCCATTCCTTCGTAAATATGATTTGAAAATAGAATTGGTACTCCAGCTTTAGCAGCCTTGTATGTAATAGACCTCATCATACTTTTAGTGGCCTTTGCACGTTGTCCCACATCCGCGGCGTCTTTGCCTTTACGAGCATCTTCGATTTCTTTCGATGAAGCAAGATTTCCTAATGAATCTATCGAAATAATAAATTTAAGATTTGGATCATTAGCTGCAATTACGTTATCTAAAAACGTAGAAATTTGATTACGGCACTCTTCAATTGTTTCGACAGGATAGTATTTTGTTTTCTTCAAATTCATTCCGACATTTTTAGCACTTTGCTTATCTACAGCAACCTCAGAATCCCAAATAACGGCAATATATCCTTTCTTTTGAGCGTTAGCCAACACTTTGTTAATAATAAGAGTCTTTCCTGCACCAGATGGACCTGCAAAACCTGTGATTCGGCCAACAGGAACTCCTTTGTGCAAGGAACCAGAAATAATTGCATTCAATGCCTTAGAACCTGTATCAATCCAATCAGAAGGAGTTGAAATGGATGCATCTTCAAGCATCACACCGTCAGGATTCATTTTATCAATATCGCCAAATATGTCTTTAAGATTACTCATACGCAAACACTATCTACTACCTTTTGTTTTATTCAACAAAAAGAAAAGACCTCCGAAGAGGCCTTTTCTGCAGTCGACTCTTTAATTGGAAATTATTCGTCGAAAAGTTTTACAACTTCGGGATCTTTTTGCTGAACCTGTTCGGCTACTTTAAACATTTGTTCGTATTGAGCAAGAAATTGCTCAGCAAACGAAATTTCATCAGAAACTGTAATGTTTGCCTTTTTATAGTTCCATACAGTTGGTTGAGTTCTATCTGATTGAAATTCTCTAAAAAACAAAGGCAAAATTTGCAATTGCAATTGATTTGTTTGAGGGTTAGCCTGAACATGAACAAGGGCAGGATTTTCAATTGAGAGAGTTGCATCGTCTTGTTTTGCAACCTTTCCAATGATAGTACGGCCAATGTTGTCTAGGAATACAGTTAGTTGTTTGTTTGTAGTGCTCATAATTTTTTCTTCTTTTTTACTTTATTAGAGAAAGTTTCAAGTTCAACAATTTTTGCTATATATTGTAAAACTTTTTCTCCTTTGCTTGTCAATAACACCCGATCATCTGATGCAATATATGTAATATCATAAACATCCAGCATGTACAAAAAATCTTCCAGTATTTCGTTGTCGAGAAATTCGTCAATGTAACAATCGTTTTCAGTAATGCCTTTGAGAGTGTAGTACAATTCTTCGTACGTTAAAGCTTGAAACAATTGTTCTGCTGCATACATAGAATTAATTTAATCAATCTTCCCCAAACATGTCAAATAAATCAGTTTGAATCTCTTTACCGATTTCTGGCAACGACCAACCAATTGCCTCGTAAAGACGTTCCGTTGGTTGAGTAACCAATTTTGAAAACATTTTATCCCAGTCAATCTTTATATTGAATTCCTCAGGAAGTTCGGAAACATAAGTTATAGCATCTAGTCCGTATTTGTTTTTTGCGCAGTAAAGTTTCTTTACCTTTTGTCCAGCTTGAACCGCTTCGTATCTATCATCTAGCTTGAGCTCTTTAATGAGAATATTATAAGCTATGGCTCCCTTAACATGTGAGGGAGTTTTGTTTTGAAATTTATAAAGCGAAGCTCCTTCTGAATATTTTTCTAAATTATTAATTGAAGTTCTAGCAGCAATATCGTTCGGATCTAGTTTTTGGAAGCAGTCATAGCTTTTTCGATATACCTCATTTGTTTCTTTAAAATTTTGAGTAAGCAATGCCGTCTTAATGATGTTTTCAATAAATTTTTTGACTTTTTTGGGAGTTGTCGAACGAGCTAGCTCAATGCCTGTGTATTTAAATTTGTCTACACTGACTCCTTCTTCATCCAAGACGTGCAATATGTAACGTTTTTTCTGCAAAAAGATTCCGACGTCTGCAATTACCTCTCTTTTAAAGACGTATCTCGGATCTACAGAAAATAATTCTTTCCTAGCCCATTCAAGAATTTCTGTATTGACATGTTTGTCTAGCTTGTCTACAATTTCATGAACTTTGGGATTTACTTCATTTTTTATTAATAAAGGAATTTGTAGTTTGTCCAACAATGGTTGGATAGAAACATAAAGTGAATTGTGAATTAATACATCGTTTGCAAAAAACGTGTGTTCTGTATCGTCAGACATTTCTATGTCGTACACATACTCATCGTCAAAATCCCCTATACATTCTACCTTTTCTATATCAACTATTTTGTAATTAAAACCGTTATTCATTTAAAAAATCTATACATTGTTTGATAATTTGTTCTTTATTCTCTATAAAGTCACTTTCCCAAATTAACAAAACTTTACAACCAAATTCATTGCTTAGCGTTTTATTTCTGTTTAATGTATTTTCAAATAATGCTTGCGCAGTAGCTTTTGCTTGAGGATTGTAAAAACCAGGTTTGTATTTTTTAGGATTTCCGTGCCAGTAGTCTCCAGCAAACTCAATGACTTTATTTGAAAAGGCACAATAAAAATCTACAAACATCGTTTTATAACCTTTTTTTGCAAAAAAATATTCATAGTTTTTTGAATCAAAAAACACGCTAGCTCGTCTCTCTATAGACAACAACTCATCGACTTTTTCAAATAATTGATTTGCTAAATTAGATTGTCTCCGATAACGAGCTTTTTGTTTAGCCAGACTTTCCCATTTTTCTTTGCCTATAATTTCTCCGTATCTTTGAACAAAGGTATCTAGCGTATTAACTTTTCGATTGCAAACTTCTTTAAATTTTTTTGTTCCTTCGACAGTTCCGTATTTTTCTATGAAATACTCTTGGGTTACACCTGCATAGCTTTGTCTTCGTCGATAATCGTCCCATTTTTTTGAGCCAATGTCATCTCCGTGACGTTTAATAAAGTTTTGCTTTGTAGAGGCTCTGGTGTTGTTATAGAGGTCGTATTGTTCTTTTGTCCAGCCGTATTTTTTATGTTTGTATTCAAAGCTATTCGAGTAAGCTTGTTTTTGTTTGTATTGATCCCACCTTTTATTACCTTCTAATTCTCCGTATTTTTTTATAAAGTTTTTTAAAGTTACTTTTCTGAGCTCTATAACATTTTTACAATACAGCTGTTCCTTGCTTGTTTTATGTTTTGCAACGTATTGTTTTAGTGTCATGCCATGAGAGTGTTTAAGATGGGTGTGAGTTATTTGAGGATGCAGTGTATTGCACTCCAAACAAACAACGAACGTATTTTGATCGTTCTTATCTACTTTAGTAAGAGTTTTTTTGCTTTGCATAAGTATACTTAGGCTGACACAGCTTATTTTGCTGTGTCGCGATACATTTATTGCAAAACGACCATTTTGTCTGTTGCTGCATTAATATCAGCTGGAGCAACTCTAAGAAGTTTCCCGTTCCTCAATACCATACATCCATGATCTTCTGTCATAATCACCTCTTTACCATCTGCTACAATTTTATATTTCTTCTTAGAAACTTTGTGACGTATGATGTTTTTTACGTTGCCCCAGTTTACGTAATTCTCTTTGGAGTAAAAAGTTGGAACTTTTAGTTGTTTGTCTTGAATGTCGATAATTTCGTGTCCATTAAAGGTAAAAAACTTTTTAGAGTTTTTGAAGTTTTCGTATAAAGTTTCAATAGGTAAAGAACCTAGATTTGTTCGAATGATCGTGTCTCCAACCACAGAATCTGTATCACCGTATTTGGTTATCGTTTGGTCAATGCCATATTTAGCTTTAACAAAATTATCAATAATATGACCACCTGCTTTAGAAACGTTTTGTCCTGTAACCGTAATAGAGGTGGCGTGATCAATATCCATCAAAGATGAGTGTTTGTTTGCAAACGTTCCATAGATGGAATTCAAAAGAATCTTTAACGTATACTGCAATGTATCGCAATAGGTAATTTTTAATTGATGAGATCTATCATTTTTGTTTTTAGATTTTTTGAGTTTAGTTAGCTCTTGTTTGGTTTTTACTCGTTCGTTGTAAATTTCATCGATCAAGTTAGGGATCACGCCTTTAGTTTTTTGGGAATATAAAACACCAGCCTTTGATAAGGATATTTGTTCTTTTGTTAAGAACGTTTTGAATTTATCTGACGTTAAAGTATGAGTTTTTCCGTTTATCAACCTAATGGTTAGCTCTCCGGAAAAGTTTTCGAAATCTCCAGAAATAACTTTTCCAATTTTTGTCTCTGGAGAAATGTTTAGAGTAATAATTGTATTTGGATATAGGGAATTTACGTCAAAACTTACAACAGCTTTTTGTAAGCCTTTTTCGGGATCTCTAACATATCCTCCTTCATATGATTCTCTTTCCATGTTATTAGGAAAAGTAGGAATTACATACCCTTGTTTAGACGCTTGAATAGCAACTGCCCCTGTAACAATCGCTACCTTTCCAAGTGCTGCTTCAAAATTTGTACAGCCTTTATAAGCAAGCATTCGAGCAATTTCCAAAAATTTTAACTTTTCTTCTAATTTAACAAGCAAGTGCACGTCTTGAATGTTGTAATCTACAAAAGTTTTCCAATCACTTGCTGCAAGCTCTCCGAGACTGACTGCATTGTAAGCAGTTTTTCCCTCTCCGAGCTCTAATTCTGATATATAGTTTAAACTAAAAGATTCTTTCTCTCCTGGAGAAAAAGTTTTATACAAATCCATGTAGTCCAATAACGAAACTCCTTGAATAGACCAGATGGTTACTTCTTTACCCATGTCAGTAAACACTTTTCTCCCTCTAACATTACCTATAGGAGAAAGCTGTCGTATAAAATCATCGCCAAAAATCCTCATAAACCGATTAATAATATAAGGAAAGTCAAAATTTTGAGAGTTCCAACCGGATGCAATATCTGGATAATCTGATTTCCAGAAATCTACAAATTGCAAAATTAAATCTTCTTCGTCTTTACAATAGTGATATACACAATCAGGTATTGTTGGGGTATATCTTTGTTTCAAACCCCAAGTATGAGTTGCCTTAGTCAAAGTATCATAGACAGTGATTAAGTTAATTGGTACAGCTGCTTTTTCGGGAGTAGGAAACGCAGAATCGACTGTGGTGTCTACTTCAATATCAAGCAAAAATATCTTTAATGGATGTTTTGAAAACTCAGGTTTGTTATTTTGATCTCTATACATTTCGATCAAAAATTGTTGTTCAGGAGCCAAATTGTGAAATATACGTTTATTGGCTGTTGAGTCTACAAACTTCCTTCGCTCCATTGAGTTTTTAAACTGTTTTTTTACTAAAGAAGTCTTAAAAATAGATGTTGCGTCTTCTGCTCCTTCTTTTTCCAAAAACAAGTAAGGTCTGAAAGGAATTTCTGTTTCTATACGAACGCCTTCTTCTGACCATGTACGAAGAAAAACTGATTCGTTAAATGGATTATAACTTGCAGATCGATACATGACCCGAGCTTACTCATTTTGAGTGAAAAGTCAATTTATTTGTTTAATGAATTTTCTCTCTGGAGAACCATAAGGAGTGAAGTAAATTTCATGATACTTCATCAGATTCTCTTGCGTATCTAGCCAATAGTCTTCAGCCAATTTGCGAGCTTTTTTGCATTGGTCTATATACGTAGAATTATTCTTGAGTGTAGCCTTGATGCAATCTATAAATTCATTGCCTTTGTTGTAGGCGTATTTAATGGGAGCGTCTTTATAGGTAACCAAATCAGGACAAACACAAGGAATTCCCAATGCTCCAGATTCAATTAATTTAATATTTGATTTGCATTTATTAAATTCGTTGTTTTGCAAACAAGCAAATGTCAATTGAGCACCTGATTTGTACATTGTTTCAGCAAATTCAGGTAGTTGAGTCCATGGAAAATATTTAATTTCTCCGCGATCAATAAACTGTTTTAAAGCAAAAGGGAATGATCCATAAAAATGCCACTGAAATTCAGTACGAGTTTTAATAATATCATTAACGACAAAGGCAAAATCGTCTTGCTGATTCGTTCTGTTTGCTACATCAACGTGGGTTCCGGAAGCAAATATTGCTATAATAGGTTTCTTTTTATTTTTTTCGTATTTTTTACTAAGTTCTCCAAGATTATAGTATCTATCGAACCACCACTTCATCAAATAATTTGGCACGGTTGTGACGTTTTTAAATCCTGTTTTATGAATAAAAAAATCTCTAAAATAATCTGTCGTTACAGTAACCTCATCCATCATAGATATAATCTCTTTGATGCTATTTTGAATAGTTGGGTCAGTAAAAGCATCTCTGTTCCGATTGTACATGGGAATGTCTTCAGCAAATACTACGTCATCAACTTCGTAAATTAATTTGAGCGGTTTCTGAGCAGAGATCTGTTTCAAAGATTTAATAAATTCTTTTTGAGTTGGAGTAGCTTGTCTCTGAACTTTTACCGCTTCCACTGTTTGATAAAATCTAGGATCTAGAATCATTGAAGTAGATTCTACTACACAAGCTTTTTGATATAAATTTAATAATAAATTAGGAGCTAAACATCTATAATAACCACAGCCTCCATAATCTGCTAAATAGTTTAAAGCTCTTTTAAGATTTGCTCCAGGTACCTCTGGAGGAGGAAGCGCAAGTCCCCTCGAAAGATACGTTTGAGCTGGAATTCCAAACGGAAGTCCGAGTGGAGCTCCCAAAACTTCTTTAAGACCATATTGTATAGGTGTAGCCATAATGTTATATTTAAAGTTGGTCGTTAAGTTCGTCTACGGTTGGATCGTAGAAATGCCATTCCTTTTAATGACGTGTATAGTATGTTCTGCTTTAGTAGTTACTTCTGGACCTCTGTGAGTAATAATATAACAAGACTCGTTGTTCTCGTTATATCTTTCTCTCAAAACTCTTAAAGTAAGATAAACTCCTTTATCATCTAAAGAAGAATCCAGTAATTCGTCATAAAATACTGTACTAAAGTTTACGTCTCCTTGTAAACGCCTTATGTCTGCAAAAGCAAATAAACACGCAAGATCTATTCTTTTCCGTTCTCCTCCAGAAAAATTAAAGTAGGATTTCGGGTTGGCATTTTCATCGATTATTTCTTCGTCGAAAAATTCATTAAACTGACACAGGCAATTAGCTTCTAATTTTTTAAGATATAAAGCAATCTGAGAATTTAGTACTTTAAGAATTTTTTTAACAATAAATGATTTAATCCCTTCTTCGGAAATAACAAACTTTACTGTTTCAAGAATATTTAATTCGTTGTTGAGTTTGTCCACGTTGGCATTTGATTGCTCCACATTGGTTTTTAAAGCACTAACTTTACCTTTTAATTCGTTGTTCTGCTCTTTAGAGGCAACGGTTAACTCATCATTCGTTTCTTTTATGTGTTTTGAAATAAAAGCAATGCTAGTTTGTATGTGAGCGTTATCAGCAACTTGTTGTTGATATTGAGCTTTTTTGGCCTCTTCCTCTTTAATTGTCTGTTTTAATGACTCTATTTCTGTAATTCCTGATGTCTTTGTTTCTTCTAACTTGGATATTACTTTGTTGTACTTTTTGATCGAACTTTCGTGTTTAGTAATTAGCCCATTTACATGATCTACGTGATCTGTGGAATAAGTTCGCGAGCAAGTAGGACAAGAGTCTTTATTTGTTTGAAGGCTTTTGATTTGCTTGGTTTCTGAATTAATCTCCGCTTGAGCTTGAAATATGCTTTTTTCGATTTGTTGCAATTTAGCATGCAATTGTTCCAAGTTTGTTTTGTACAAATCGAGCTGTTGATCAGAACAAGACAAATCTCTAGTTCCAGTCGAAACTAGCTTTGTTTGCAAATGCATTAGATCGTTTTCGAGATTGATTTTTTTAGTTTTCAATTTTTCAATACGTTCTTGAGCAATACTTTCGTAGTTGTCTAGTTGAGTTTGATTGAAAACAAGCTCGTTTTGTTGTTGTTCAAGTTTAGTATATGCTATTTCGTAATCTTTTTTAGCAATGCTGTAATCATCTCGAGCCTTTAAAACCATTTCCGTAAAAACTTCCATACCCAACACACTCTCAATAAACTTACGCTTATCTGTTTTTGGCAATGCCATAAACGGCAATGCATTATTGATGGACATTATTACGGAATTTTGAAAAACAGTAGAAGGCGTTCGAATAATTTGCTGAATTAGATTATTTGTTTTGACTAAAGTTGACCGAGTTATTTCTTCTCCGTTTTTGAAAAGCTGACACTTCGTCGGATTTAGTTTTCTTTGAATTTCATAAGAATCAATTATGTTATTGTAAAGTACGTCAAAAGTCAAAGACACTTCGCACTTGCCTTTAGTTAAACTGTTTTGTACATGATCTTTAGAAATTTCTCTAAGAGTTGCACCATACAAGGCATAGTATAAAAGCTCCGTAACAGAACTTTTGCCAGCACCGTTTTTTGAATCTTCTTTATCGAAATTTGTACCGACTATTGCATTTACTCCTGCTTTTAATTCAATTTTTACTGGACTGTTGCCGAACGACAAAAAGTTTTTGCCTTCGAGCGTTTTAAACGTAATAACTTTCATTATGCACGACCACGATACATGAAGACAACCAATAATCTACTAAAAAGTCTGTAACAAACGATTTTTTGTCCTGGTAATTCCTTCATACAAACCAATGTAATCTAACGGCAACCCTATAAAATTTCCTACATAAACATCGTTATTAACCGGTTTATCAAATTCAATATTTGGCTGTTTAAATAAACTTCTTATGTAGTTGGAAATGTCTACTAAAGATGGCTTGTTTTGATAGCAGCAATTGTAAATTTTTGGAAGATTGTGTATCTTTGTAGAGTTGATGTAATAATCAATTACTTTTAACAAATCTTCCATGTAAAAAAAATCAAACAAACGATTGCAGTGTATTTCTGGAGTTTCGTTGTTGGCGCATTTTAATATGTTATTTTTAATAAATCGAGTAGGAAGTTCATTTTCATCAAAAACAGCAAAAATACGTAGATTGTAGGCAGAATCTATATCTTGCATTAAGTTGTTAATAACTTTTTTACTTAAACCGTATGGAGTTGTTGGATAATAAATCTCTGCTCCAGATCCAAAGCTTATAAATTTTGCGAACTTGTGTTTGTTTTCAATAAGATTATCAAACATTAACAAGTTTTTAAATGTGTTTTGTTCCACGTCTTGTACTAGCCTACTGCCACCAGCAATAGCAGTGTGAATCACTACATCAAAATAATTATTTTCAAAAAAACAATTAACCTTTTTCGTATCCGTCAAATCAAATACATTTCTGTTAAGGCCCGTAATTTTGTATTTTTTGGAAAACCGTTTTATAAAACTTTGAGCAATATAACCATTACTTCCTGTAACTAATACTGACTTCATTCGATCCATTGAATGTTCTTTAGTTCTCCTGGAATAAATTTGCCGTCACTGCCGAGCTTTGCAACTACTTTTGGCTCATGAAACTCGTCTGGATCAGTAAAGACCTCACATACTGCTGGCCCAGAAAAGTTAAAAAACTTGGTCAACTCTTCGTCAATTTGGGTATGATTAGTTATTTTAAAATAAGGCAATTTATATGCTTTAAACAGATCTTCAAATACAGGAAAAGACACTCCGCTATTTTTTTCTGATGCTACAAACTTGCCTTTAAAAAAGGCTTTTTGGGATATTTTAATGGAAAGATATCCATCATTGTTCAACAAAATCAATTTAATAGGAAGATTGTAATGTTTCATTGTTTGTAATTCATGGACATTTAAATGCAAACTTCCATCTCCTTCTATACAAACAATGTTGTGATGAGAAGCAGCTCCAATTGCTGCCGGCAAACCATACCCCATTGGAGCACATCCTGTGTTTGTGATTAATCTTTGGTTTTTTATTAAATTCATTACTTGCATCGTCACCACGTTTGCAGACCCATCACTGGTAACAATATGATGATCTGCTGGAATGTGTTTTTGTAACTTTTCTATAAAATGATAATTGCTAACAAAATTTGTTTTGTTTCTATGTTTGTCTAAAACGGTTGGGGAAGACTTTTTGAGAGTTAAGCAACGATCCAACCATTCAACAGATGGTTTAGGAATGCTTTCTGTTTTTAACTTAGATATAAATTCCTTTGCATCTGAACAAATTTTGAGATCTGGATATAAAGTATTTTTATTGAGTTCAGCTTGATCTATATCTACATAACATTTAAACGCCTGTTGTGCAAACCCTTTAAAGTTATAGCCTGTTTGTCTGACGTACAATCTACTTCCTACCGATAAAAGAAAATCACATTCGCTTAATAAGTTGTTAGCGCATATTTGTGCGTGAGTTCCAAAGCGGCCACAATAGAGCTCATATTCAGATGTAACCACATCATTGCCGTTTACCGCTGAAATTACAGGAATATGTGATTGTTGAATTAGCTCATGTAATTCGTTTATAGCTCCGCTTAAACGTATTCCGTTTCCTACAACCAATAACGGCTTTTTGCTACTCTTCCATGCGTGCATAAGAGTATCAATATCATGCTTAGAAGGAGAAGGTTTATAAACATTGTTTGCCTTCCACTCATCTGAGGCTCCAATTAAAGAATTTACATCGATGTCTACTGATTGAACGTTTAATGGAATATCCAGCCACACAGGCCCTGGTCTGCCAGTTGTTGCCAACAAACAAGCTTTCTCTAAATGTTCTTTTATAGTCGAAGGATCATTCACTTGCTCTGAGTATTTGGTCATGTTTTTGACTGTTTGTATAATGTCAAATTCTTGATCTCCTAATTGTCTCAAAGGTTGCTTAGTAAAACTGGTAGTCATTTCTTTATTGACTTGACCACTCAACACAATAACAGGAATTGAATCCAGCCAACTGCACAAAACTCCGGTAATTGCATTAGTGCCTCCCGGACCGCTTGTTACAACGCAAGCCCCAAGTTTATTGTTGATTCTAGCGTAGCCTTCTGCTGCAATTGCTGCCGCTTGCTCGTGATGGGTTGCAACGTACTTTACTCCATCCGTATTTCCTAGACTGTCTATTAAAAAAATACAACCTCCTCCGGACACCGTAAAAACAGTATCTACTTGATATGTATCTCTCAAAAATTGAATGACGTAATCAGAAACTCTCATAAATTTGTCGAATAGCTGTTTCTACTATATCCAATCTTTCAACGTTTTCAATGACGGGACAGTTATTAATTAAAACCATTGTTAGTTTACCTGTACTTTTTTTGTCAGCTTTTGTTGCAGCAAACAATTTATCAAATTCGAGCCAGGATGGATTAATATTTACTTTTGATTTACTAATTAGTTCTTTGCCTTTAATAATTGCGTCTTCGTAATTAGGAACAACAAATCCATATAATTTGCTTATAGTTATTGCAACCATACACCCAATAATTACAGCCACTCCATGTGGTATTTTGTAATCAGAAGTGCTTTCTAAAGCGTGACCAAATGTATGTCCAAAATTTAAAAATTTTCTTTCAGCTTTATCGAACTCGTCTATTTCGATAGTATGCTTTTTAAAAAGTAACCCGTCATACACCATTTGCGAAATTTCGCTTGAAAAGTCAAATGTTTGAATTTTGTTTTGTAAAATGTAAAATTTGTATATTTCTCCTAGTCCACTAATAAAGTCTACGTTTGATAGAGTTGTTAAAAACTCAGAAACAATTAATATTTCTTTTGGTGGAAAAAAAGTCCCTAAAATGTTTTTTCTATTTTCGAAATTTATAGAAGTTTTTCCACCAATGCAACTATCTGCTTGAGCTAAAAGAGTAGTGGGAACTAAAGTGTACTCAATTCCTCTGCAAAATATGGACGCACAAAAACCAACAACGTCCTGCAACACTCCTCCTCCTATAGCCAATATATGAGTAGATGTATTAGATTTACGTTCTAATAGTTTTTGTAAAATAACTTGCGAGCCTTCTATTGTTTTAGTAGTCTCGTTACATAAAACAGACACAGGCTTTAATTTGTCGAGTTCTGGAAAAAGTTTAAGAACCGTTTCGTCAATAAATACTACTACGTTTGTTTTATCTATATAACAATCCAACAAACTCTGAATAGTCTGCATGAAGGTTACGTCATAATTTCCAAAACGAGATTGTATTGTTAGTTTCTTGTACATAAAAATCCTCCATCTATGATAATATTTTGTCCGCTAATAAAGGTATTCTCTATGGTTAAAAAATACACAAGATTGGCAACTTCTTCTGGAGTTCCGAGTCTATTAATTGGAGTACTTTGAATTAAAGCATTTATCTGTTCTAAATTATTGTTTTGCTTGGTCATGTCTGTCATTATAAAACCAGGGGAAACAGTGTTAGACAAAATGTTGTATTTTGAATATTCTGACGTCAAAGATTTGCTGAGCTCGTGTATAGCTGATTTACTTGCACTATAAGCATGCCTTAATGCTTTAGATTGCTTTGTCCAAATACTTCCAATATTAACTATTCTGCCATAACACTTTTCTTTCATATAAGGCAAACATTGCTGAACTATTTTAAGAGGAGAAAAATAATTGACTTTCATAACCGACTCAGCTGTTGCGTTTTCAATGTTAGACAGTACGTTAATACCTGCATTGTTGATAACGATATCAAAATTTGCTTTTGGTAAAATAAAATCAGTACTTAAATTTAACTCAGCTCTCGTTGGAGCCCAAACATCGTGACCTTTTGAATTAAACAATTTAGCAATAGAGTTACCAATCCCTCTTGAAGCTCCAGTAACAAGAACCTTCATCACTCTAAAGAAATAGATTGATTAATTCTATCTTGAATCATTTCTATTCTTTTAAGATCTTGATTTGCCTGAGTTAAATAAAATTCGTGCTTAGTTTTAAGCCATTCATATTCAAACATTTGACCTTTAGAAAGAGCCCTAGGCAAATTTTTAAGAGCAACCGAAGGATCATAAATTGCATATCTCGTTTCAAATTTGTCTAATAAACCTTCGGAATGCAATTTTTTAAGAAAAGGTAAGGAATCTGTAGAAACTGCTCCGCCCAAGCAAGCTTTTAATCCTTTTTCTTTAACTTTAGTAAATACGGTCGTAACCATATCCAATATTTGTTTGTCATTTACAAAGGACCGAGTTTTTTCCATTGAGGAAACCAAGTCTACCCTCCCGACTGTTACTCCGTAGAGTTGCTCGGATTCTAATGTGTTTAGTATATCATCTATTTTGTGAACCGCTCCTATAGTTTCAACGTTAATGTTTAACTGAAGAGAAGAAACAATATCGGCTGGAATGTAATTACTAACAGCTGCTATAAATTTTTTAAGACCAAAGCCCGATTCGATCATAGGGGCCACAATTCCCTTAACTCCAACAATCAAAGAATCCTTCAAATCTCTAATTGCTTCCGGGCCTCCTATCTTAAGGGTAATTTTTGTTCCGGCTTGATTGCAAATTTCTTTTAGACGAATAGTTTCATATAACGTTGCTCCTTCGTCCTCAAAACTAGTTTTTATACCAACGAGACCATCAGTTTCAATCAATTCTTTTAAAATTTTAGCGCATTTAAATTCTCTTGTATTCATATTTTACCAAATAAATTTTTGTTTATAATACTGTACAATCTTAGATATTTCAACGTCAAACTGTTTTTTAGGAGTCCATCCTAAAGCTTTTAGTTTATCGTCATTGAGTGCATACCGAATATCTTGTCCGGGACGGTTTGAAGAAAAATCTACAAATTGGTTAATGTCCCAGTTTTTTAATTCTACATAACATTCAATTACTTTTTTAATTGCTTCGATGTTTTGTTGTTCGAATCCTCCAGCCACGTTATATATTTGCCCTGTAGCTCCGTTTTCGATTAGTGTAATTACTGCTTGTGCTGTATCTTCTGCATGAAGCCAGTTACGGTAGGGAGTGCCATTCAAATGCAAAGGAATTTTTTTGTTGAGATTTAAACATTTAACAGCTTTAGGAATTAATTTTTCGGTATATTGACCGATTCCATAGTTGTTTGTTGGGCGAAGAATAATGTAAGGTATATTGTGAGTTCTGCCCCAAGCAGTAATTAACATATCAGCAGCTGCTTTACTTGCGCTGTATGGATTGCTTGGTTTAAGCATATCAGTTTCTGTATGCACTCCTTCGTGAATATCTCCGTACACCTCATCAGTGCTGAAGTGAAGAAGGGTAGGCTTATGATTTGACTCCGCTCTGTACAATCGAATTAATTCTAATAAATTGTGAACTCCGTCAATATTAGATTTAATAAATTCAGCACTACTTACAATGGAATTGCCAACATGCGTTTCTGCTGCTGTGTTAATAACAAAATCACACTCATACAAAAATCTTAAATCATTTATGTCGCAGTAAACAAACGAAAAATTTTCGTAAGAATTAAATTCTTTTAATAATGTTTTATTTGCTGCATATGTACATTTGTCTACTCCTTTTACGTACCAGCCTTTTTCGAGACACAATCGCGTAACATAAGAACCTATAAATCCTAAACAACCTGTTACATATACAACTTTTTTAGTCATGTTGAATAGTTATTTATATGTCAAGGTTCCGTTTGTCAAAATACTAAGACGTTCTTCTTGAGTAAGACCTGTTAAATGAGCAATAAAACATTCCGAGTTCCACGGTTCTTCTATAGTTGGTCTTCCTTTCCAAGTATTCATTTGTTCTTGTGTTTTTGGAACGCTGTTCAAAAACTTGCGTGGGACAATTTTTAAACAACTGCTCAAATTAGAATGAACAGAAAAAATCAAATTGAGAGTTCTTTGCTCTTGCATTATATTGCCTATGACAGACTTGCTCGTCTCTAAAAATTGTTCGTATACTTCTTGAGTTTTCGAATGACGCTTAATAGCAAAATTACCAGTACTAAAACTTCTTACACCAACAGCCCAATCATAAGAAGCAAAAAAGCAAGCATTATCGTCGTTGATAATTTCTTCGATTGTTATGTCAGAATTAGTTACAACAGAATCCCCATCGAGCCACATAACAACGTCATAGTCTTTTAGTTGTTCGAAACAAATTAGAACTCTCAAAAATCCAAGTATACCTAATAGCGGCTTATGATACCCTAACAACTGATCTTCATATTGAGTAAAGTGAAATTTTGCAACTCCGTTCCAGGAACGCTTAACCAGTAAGTCGTAATTATGTTTGCTAGCATATTTTTGTTTTGATTCTAGAGTTAAATCAAGAACCGGAAACATATCTTCCGTGGCACCTGTTATAATTAAACTTTTCATTTTTTAAAAAAATTGTTTAATGTTTGTTCAATATAGTCTAGTTGAGGATCTGTAATTACTGGACTAGTTCCTAAAAAGAACGTGTCTGTAGTAACTTTTCTAGAAACAGGAAATTTATTAATAACGTCTTCTGATTTCATCATACCTTCATAAGCAGGTTGAAGCATAATGTTCCCGGCAAAATATGGTCTTGTTTGAATTTTATTGCTTTCTAAATAATTTACTACATCAAACCGATTAAACTTTGCGTTGTCTTTAATTGTTACTGCAAACGCAAACCAATTGGGATCCGAATTTTTGGTAGCTTTTGGAAGCACAAAGACATCTTCATAAGGTTTAAAAATCTCTATTAAACGAGCGTGATTTTTTTTGCGCAAACTAGCAATCTCAGGCAATTTTTTCATTTGCTCGATACCCATTGCAGCTTGTATTTCAATTGGTTTTAAGTTATATCCAATTTCATCATAAACGTATTTGTGATCAAAAATTTCGTTTGGCAGAGAAGGCAACCAGTTAGAAAAACGATTACCACAACTACCGTTTTTTAGCAAATTGGCTTTAATACCTACGCAATAGCAACCTCTGCCCCACTCTCTAAAACTTCTCGAAACAACTTCTTGCATATGTGTATTGCAAGCAACAAACCCTCCTTCTCCCATAGTAATATGATGAGCTGGATAAAAAGAGCAACTTGCAAACTCTCCAAAGCCTCCTAAAGGTTTGTTGTCGTAAGTTGAACCAAGAGCATCACAACAATCTTCTAAAAGAATTAAATTGTATTGTTTAACTATTTGCATTAAATGGTCCATGTTTGGTGGATTTCCTAATACATGGGCAAATGTTATAACTCTAGCTCCAAGTTTTGCTTGCTCTTCAACTTGATCTAAATTTAAATTTAATGTGTCAATATCAATGTCTACAAACAGTGGTTCGAAGCCAAGCTGAAAAATAGGATTAATTGTAGTAGGAAAACCAGCAATTGGTGTAATAACTTTTGTGCCTTTAGGCAAATTATAAAGGCGTTTTGAAGTCAAAGCAGACATCATAATTAAATTTGAACTGCTTCCGCTGTTGGTAAGAATTCCATAACTCTTGTCAAGAAGTTTAGGAAATTGAGATTCAAAAGTAATTCCTTTTTTGCCTAGAACTAACCAACCATCCAGCAACGTGTCTAAGGATGAAACGTATTCCTCTTCATTAAAATAAGGACCTGCATATTGCACCCAGTCCTTTCCAGCAGTCCAAGTTTTTGTTTGGTTTTTATCAATTATATATTGCTTTACGAGTTGTAAAATGTCTTCTTTTGATATCATATTATAATTTGCAGTATTCGTATATTCCCAATCCCCAATCGTTCAAATTGGGTATGTCATATTTTTGTGTTTGTTCTTTAATGTATTGAAGTTTGTAGTTAGTTTTGAGATCTTGTATTCGGTAAATATCGTCTCTAATTTTTAGAGGAGTGTGAAAGTCTTTGTATGTCCAATTAAAATTATTAACTGACTGATCGTATAACCGTCTGTCTATTATATTAGCTCCTCTTTCTTGATGTTGGACGTAATCCCAAATTTTCCAGTAGTATTGCTTTATGCCAACCCATTTTTTATCCAACCACTGCAAATGAGCGATAAACAATTGGTTTGGATCGACATGAATTTGTTTAATTTTATTACTTTGCTTGTCTTTGGGCAGGTGGGAAGAATGATTGAATGTTTTGTCAAACTGAGCATTGTAAGTATAACTACCTATACGATCGTGATAAGGATCGCTCCAAACTCCATCTACTCGGATTTGCTGTTTGCTTGTGTATTGCTCCCAATGAAGCAATAAAATCGTATCTTGTTTGTCGTCTAAAATTTTTTCTAGCTGTTCCTTTGTAGCAGGCCCGTCAAGATATTCGTCAGAATCTAAAGATATAATTTTGTTCGAGTATTTGTACGCTCTATCAAACAGCTCTTGTCTTCCATCCGCTTCAAGTGTTTGAATTTTTGCAAAATTCCATGAATAGTCAAATACTTCTAGGATATTATATGTTGCTTTATGAGCCTCTAAAAATTCTCTCGTATCATCTGTAGTACGACTGTCAACCATAATTACAAACCCATCAGCATATTTTTGCCAAAGAGGAAATAGTTCTTTTAACAAAAACCCTTCATCTCTTGTCATAACTGTTTGTATAATCATGTTCTAATATTGTATACTAAATTTAATTGTTGGCAAATTTTTCGTTACATAGTTTTATAAAATCTTTAACCGTTTCAAACTCTTTTAATTTGACTTGCTTTGTGTGTTCCTCAACTAAATGAATTGTTTTTTCTGCATGTTCTAAATTCTCAATTCCGTACGCAATGCCGTACTTCATCTGAGGATTATTTTTCATATATTCTTCAAACGGAATATTCTCCGGAGGAGTCATTATAGTAATACAACCACATAAAGTCGCTAAGCAAGCCAAGTAACAATAACTATCATAGCAATAAAAATATTTTGTTTTTCTAAAGATATCAGCCATTTGTTCGTGATCGTTTTGATATACCCTCAAATCTATGGAATCGTCTGGATGCCACCTTTGCTTCATTCCCCCTTTTTTTATTAAAAATGTAGAGCCAGATCTAGGTTCATTTGAGTTATAAAATATACCGAGCTTGTCGGAAAACGTAGTTCTCAAATAACCGTGATGAATGCAACCGTCTCTGAGTTTATAGCTTTCTGAATATTTCAATATTATATCATTTGCCTCCAATTTGTCATAAAAGCTATCTCCAGGCACATTTAAAATCCATCGAACTACATTCTTTGCTTTACGTGGATTTTCATGCGTAATTTCAGGATATATTACCACAACTTGGTCTTTAGGAAATGTTTTAGAACCTACAAAAGGGGCGTTTAATGACGGATGTGTAATAGGAGATGTAATATATGCTGTCTCTCCTAGCGAATTTATATCATGACATAAACGATGCAGCGTACATATGCCTCCACTACTAGGAATAAAAGTAGCTATATCAATTATATAAACTAGCCCTTGTCCGTCGCTCTTCATAGAATGTTAGAGAAATTGTTTAAACGCCTTCTTTGATAAGTTGCTCCGTCAATTTTCATGTACTGGTCATTCCTAGCGTATAACAAATCCGAATTTGATTTTTGCCATGCAGGATGCTGATGTTCAATTATTACTTTTTCAGTTCTATATACTTTTTTAAGAGCGACAGAAACATCTGTAAATTCGTTATCACACCAAAGACTAATATACTCTGGATTGTATATATAATTGAAACGTTCGTAATACTTTTTACCTAAAATACAAAGAGTGTTAATTCTGTCTTGCCCACCATCACTATACCACAACACACCATCCGTGTCGCTGAAGTGCTGCTTCATATCGCTTCTAATCACTTCATCATATCCATCTGCTACAGGAATCATATCGTCTGAAGCTAAAAGTAATACATCCCATCCAATTACTTTTTTAACGTCAGCATTAGCAGCTTGAATTTTTGTTTTGCTGTCACCAAAAAAGTATGCGATCTTAATTTGTTTTTTATAGCTTTCAAGTTTATCTACAATTTGTTTGTTGTTCATAGATAGGTCATCGCTATCCAATGTAATTAAAAACCCGGTATTTTTCAAATCTTTAGCAAATTCAATATATTTGTCTAAAGCTGCAAAAAATTTTTGTGGGCGCTGTCTGGTTGGAAATTTAATTAGTAGTTTCATGTTCAGAAGAAGGATAATAGTAATACAATGGGGTATCTATAAAGGTTTCTGTTTTAAGTTTGCTTTTTATCTTATAAGAAAAAGCTCTGTCTTCTTGGTTTGATATTTCAGGAAACATTGTATCTAAAGCTAGTTCTCTTTTTATAGGATTTAAGTGATTAGGAAAACGATAATAAACATCGTCTTTTTCAAACCAACTATCATATTTAACTGAGTGAATAAATAACTTAGGAATTGAATTTTTTAATGTAATAATTCCTTTTAAGCCAATGCAGTCGGCATCATTTTTAGCAGCATTCAAAATACTAGAAACGTAATAAGGTGATATCATATCATCATCGTCTACAAAACTGACATACTTTCCGGTTGCTTCTCTGAGTAATTTGTTTCTTTTGGCTCCTATTGAGCTCTCTTTGCTATCAATACAAACCAAAACTTCCACTTCTGGTGTTTTTTGTATTTTAATAAATCTCAGTAAATTATCTAACATCGGTTTTCGGTTTGTTGTACTGACTATTAAAATTGAGAAGAGTTTATTCATATTTAAATTTATTGCTTGGCATTAATTTGGACGTTTTCATACAAACCCATTTCTTGTTTGTACAAAGTTTCAACATATTTTCCGTATTTATAAAGCTCTAAATTATTGTGAGTGTCGTCTGCGTTTGTATCTATATTTCCCTCTACTTTTCCGTACTTTAACGTCCTCCACGACATGCCTTCGTAATGCTTAAAATAAATGTTTTGTACAGTCACCTGACCCACTTTAAGTTTGTTTTTTCTAATATCTTCAAAAAAGCTCGCTCCTACGTCATAAATTTTTGTTCCATCTCGTTTAGAAAGTCTTTCGTAATCATAAAATTTAATACCAAATTTTTTTATGTTTTTAACATGTATAAAACAATGCCATGGATGAACTCTGTAATGAAGGCTTTTTCCTCCTCTGTCTCCACAAATTTCTCCCATTAGTGTTAACTCTAATGTCAAAAACTGATCTATTAGTTTTTTGTGGTTTTGCAGAAAAATAACATCTGTATCAACTAAAAGCATGTAATCTGTTTTGCAGTGATCGATAAGCATGTCCACAGAAGGAGAATGAAGCCCTCCCTTATTTCTAATAAAAGGCACATTATGCTTTTGCAAAATATTCACCGTATCTTCGTTAGTGGAGTTTTCGCAAATTAACACTTCTGTTTCTCCGTGGTGTTTAAAAAACGATTTCAGCATCGTTTCAGTTACATTTGGAGTGTTATAAGAACAAGCTGCTAGAGTAAAGTTATCCATTTTTAATCCTTTTCAAAGTTTGTAACACAACATCTTTTGTCGCAAAAGGTGGTTGGTTTGGATAATGTCCGTGAATTTGCTTGTACAATTCCTGTCCTTTTTTGACATTAAGCATCCATTGATCTGTATTTTTAGATATGGCTGAATTTTGTATTGCGTCTTTATATTCACCGATATAAGTCTCACTATCAGCTATGTCTGCAAACCACCAAAAAGGTGGGTGGAATCCTGCTTTAATAATTCTATATGTATGCTCTACATGCTCCCAAGCGTTAAAAAAACGTTCGTCAAATAATCCAACTTTTTCTAAAACAGAATTGTGAAAAAAAGAAAACATACCAGCAACGTGTTCGTACAACGCAATTCTGACAGTTTTATAATCTATAATTAATTTAGGATTAGCTTCCGCATCTGTAGATAGTTCATGTCGATTGTGTATATCAAATGTCGTAGTTTGTTTGCGATTAAATGGAGTGCCAGGTCCGTAATTGAAATGTTTAATATTTGTTTGCTTAGCAGCTTCTATATATACAGAAAACGTTTCTGGCTTTTTAATAATAACATCATCTTCAATTAAAAATATATTTTTGCATGATTTGTTTAAAAGAAATTGAAGTGCCTTGTTTTTAGTTTTGGCTACACCTAGATTTTTAATATTTTCAATCCATGTTCCTGGAAGTTCTTTTGAATCTGGTAAAGACTCTCCATCATTAACAACAACCAATTCATCTATATCTTCACAGACGTTTAGATTACCTAAAAGACGCTTTACATAATTGGGCCTATTGCAGGTTATGACTCCTACTCCAATTTTTTCTTTATTCATATGAAGCTTGACACGATTTATACAGTTCTAAACATTTTTGCAACACTTCTTTTTTAGTGGCATTTGTTTCTACATGCTCAACAAACTCGTAAAAGGCAGTTTCAATATCGATTGATAACTTTTTTATGTCTTTTGTCTCACTCTGGACGCTGTCTAAAATATTAAATTCCGTTCTAAATTGTAAAGGAGAGTGTTGGGAAAGCTTGCTAATTAATAAATCTAAAGTAAGCGTGTCGATTTTTGTATCTACATATAAACTAACAATGTTCCCTTTAACAATGCTTGAAATATCGCTATATTTTTTTTGAATTAATTCAGAAATTTTAATTCTGTGATGTTTTGGGGTAATACAATTTTCAATAAACTTTACTTCAAAATTATCAAAATCTATTACAGAAACACCTTTTTGTTGATTTCTGTCTCCAAAATCCATCTCGTAGGGAGATCCCAAATACAAAATAAATTTATCGTCGTAATTTCTTTGATCTCTGTAATGAAAGTGTCCAGTAATTACCGAGCTAGCTTTCTGTAACAAATCTGTAGAGTTATCACCGTGGTCACAAATTTTAGTTGCATTCATTTTGAAGTTAGCTATTTCAAAATGGCCTACGAGCATGTCTACTTCTGAAAGTTCTTTTACTATAGTTTTCCAAGGACAAAAAGTAACTAATTTTTCATTAACTTGTAAAGTAGTAGGCTTTGTATAAACGTGTATATTTTGAGATTGCAAAATTTCTACCGAATTTACCTCAACTGTAGAAGAAAGAAACGCATCGTGATTTCCCGGAACAATGTGTATGTCGTACGACTTTAACGTGTCAAAAAACTTTTTTGCTACATGAAGTGTATTGACTCCAATTTCGTGTCTATCATGAAAAACATCTCCCGCAAAGAAAATTGTATCTAGCTTGCAATCTTTCATTACCTGATCAATCCACTGCGCCAAATCTAAACAAATTTTGTGCCAGGCTTGAGAGTTTTGATGAACTCCCAAATGTAGATCAGAGAAGAAAAGTACTTTATTGTTTTTGGGATTAATCTTCAAAATGTCCATTATTGGTGTAGTCATCACTAGATCCGTTACGTGTGTTTTTTCTTGAGGGTATTTGACCCGAGCAAACGTGATTTTCGTATGCCTCTTCTTGATATCGTTTTAACGTATCAAAATCTTTTTTGGACTTTTTAATGCAATTTTGAAATGCGTGATATGCAACTTTTGTAAAATACGAAAAGGGATTATATCCAACACCACATTTAAAACGCTTTCTTCTGAGAGCTGTCATCATCTTTACGATTGCATCTCCCTGCATTTCGGTTTTAAAGCTGTATGAATAAAAGTTTCTTGCAAGTCCTAATCTAACAGCAATCATTTGAACCATGGAAGCTAATTTTTCACAAATTATGTCAGTTTCGTAGTAACGCTCAATTAAAGATTCCATTTCGATGGGATCGATGTATACGTCTTTAAGTTCTTCTTTTGTTCGTCTAACTCGTTTTGGAATAGGTTCTTTTGGTTTAACAATGGCTGTCACTGCTTTCTTTTTTGGTTTCTTTAGAACTTGACTCATAAAACTAAATGCAGTATACGTTGTATAAATTACTTTTCAACAAACTGTTTGCAAACAAGCGGGATTTTCTCTGTTTCGTATAACCGCTTTCTTTCTTCAAAATGTTTATAACCATAAGTTAAATTAACATCTGCAATGTCAAATATTGTCGCTATTTCTTTTGATTGATGTAAACGCAAACTTCTACCAATTGATTGGATAATTTTAATTCTTGCTTTTCCAATAGCTGCAAAAACGACATTGTGAAGATTTTTTATGGAAATGCCAGTGGAAAAGATTTTAGAAATAGCAATACACACGATGCCATTAGTCTCTTCCATTAATTGTCTCAATTTCTCTCTTTCCTCTACTTCCACAGAGCCTTGTATAAAGTAAATTTGTTTCGTTGTTTTGTGTTTTAAGTATTCCAACAATATTTCTCCATGGACAATTCTGTCTACAAGAACGAGCGTATTTGTGTCTAACTTGTCAATCAACTTTCCTAATAGCTCGTTTCTGAATTCATTTGTGTGCAGCCAAACCGTTTCTTCTTCATATCCAGCAGTTGGGTCGGACATCGAAGGTCTGGTAAAATTTGGTACGTTGGTATATTCGATTTTTAATCCTACAACTCTAACTTTTGAGATATACTGATCTTGTCTTAATTCTATAGACTTTTTGTGGTAAATTACGGAACCAAAAATTCTATTCAACGACCAAACATCAAATTTACTTTCTGGTAATGATCCAGTTAAACCAAAAATATAATTTGCGTTTAGCTTTTTAACTAACTTTGTAATTTCAGTAGCTGTAGCAATTTTGTGACACTCATCAACTATTACGCATTGAAAGTCTTTGAGTACGGTCGTGTCTTGTTTTTCAGATAACAGTATTTGACTGTTCGAAATGACGATTTTTGTTCCTTTGTATTCGTTGTTGCCTGTCCATTTAGAAACTAAATTTTCGTCAATACCATAATCTAAAAAATCTTGATACGTTTGCTGAACCAGTTGGATATTAGGAACAATTATAAAAATATTATAGTCCTTTTCTTTAATGGCCGTTGCTGCTATTAAAGCCATTGTAAACGTCTTACCAGCTGATGTAGGAAGAACGATAATTCCGCTTCCTTTTTGTAAAGCCAATTCTGCTGATTCTTTCTGATAGTCTCTTGGCTCTAATTTAAGTTTGATTAACTCATTAGCAATTTGTTTGTCTTGTATGAGATGGCTAAATTTATCAGATTTTTTGAGTACAAGACTAGGAAA